GGAAATGGGCGGGATGCGCTTTGCGAGCGCCTGGCCCTTGGTCACGACAGTGCCGGTCGCACCGACGTTGCCGATGTAGACGTCCTCAAGAAGAAGACCTGTGACTCCAGTCTCGGGAGCGGCGGCATCGGGAGCGAGGACAGTAGCCTCACCGCCCATTTTCGCCACATACACGACGGAACCGGCCTTGACGGTCGTGCCCTGGGTCTGAGAGTTCAGGGTACATCCGGCCGGATAGAACTCGTCGGTATGGAGCCAAATGGGGACCTTTCCGGCAGCATAACTCTGGGAGTCATTGTTGAAAGAGTTACCGTAATTTTTCATTGGTCACAACTTTTGGGTTAAACTTTACTTTTTCTCTTCGGGAATCAGCCCTTCCGACTCAAGGTACTTGACTTGCTTGGAGAAATCGAACGAGCCGCTGCCGCCCTCTTCGGACTCAAACGGCTTGGTGGCGTCAGCGCCCTTGCGCTGGACAGCCTTGTTGAAATACTCCGTGGCTTTGCCGGACAGTTCCTCGGCGGTCATGCTGCCTCCCTTCGCCTCGTTCAGCTCAAACGCTCTGTCCCACGCGTCGTCGGCCTCGTCCTTGAACTTCGTTGTCCACTTGTTCGCGTAAAAGGTCTCCTTGGCAAGAGTCTTCGCCTCTTTGGCTGAAGTCTGCGATTTAAACGTCTCGAAAGCATCCTGAACCGGTTTGACGGCAGCGGCGACAGCGTCAGCGACAATCTTCGCGATGTCGGGCTTCTGCTCGCCTCCTTCTCCGCCTTCACCTTCTACGGTTTGCTTCTCGGGATGTTTTGCCTTGTAGTCGTCATGCTCGCGCTGCAAGTCGGTCCTCTTCTGGATCTCCGTGTCGCGCATCTTCTGCAACTCCTTGGCGATCAAGTCCATCGTCGCGACATCTGAAATGCCGGCCTCAATGTCCTCCTCTTTGGTGACTGTCTCTTCTTTTGCTGAGGCGATCCGGTCCCAAGCCTCGTTGCTCAATCCAAAGCTCTTATACTTCGTCTTAAGCGCTTCCGCAATTTTTTTCTTCATATATAAATAGGTTAGAAATGATTCTGCCGCAAAATTAACCAACCGTTTCGGATTTCGCAATATCTACAGCACAATTTGCTATATCCGAAATTTTAGGTATATTTGCGTCGAATAGTTTTTTCATAAGTATAAGTATTAAGGTTTCAATAGGCGCGGCCGCGAGGCTCCGCCTATTTCTTATTTGTTTCTCGGCTGGTTCTCCGCCTGGTTGGTGATGTTCGGGACATTCGGATCATTCACCTCAGTCTTCGTGCTGTACTTGGCGTCCAGGGCCTTCTCCTCCTCCTTCTCCTTCATGATCTGCTCAGCGTCTCCGAGATGCGAGTTGCCGATGTCGCTCATCGTCGCCTTCCTAGACTTTACCCCAGCGTAATACTGGTCCAGCTCGATCTTAATACGCTCGGACTCGTTTTGCGGGATCCATATATTCTGGCCGCTGGATACCCTCAAATCACCATACCGGCTGATGTCGCCCTCCGCCTTGCCGACCAGACGCTTGAAAACCTCCACCAACTGGCGGACCGACTTGGCGTAGAACTTCCAGCGGATCTTGCACCACTCAATGTCCGGGGCGAACATGATCTTGATAGTCGTGCTGCTGTCAGCGCCCTGACGGATATCCACGGGTTCGACAAGGGAGGTCAAAGAGCCGCGGAGTATATTGTTCCAGAGTGTGTCCAGATTTATCTTCGCCGTGTTGGAAGCGTCAGGCGGGGCGAGAAACTTGGCGTCAGCGTGCGCTATACTGTCCGACGACCCTTTCACACCGATGGTCTTGCCGTTAATCTTCGACGGCGGGAGATTGACAATCTTTTCGCTCTTAAGGAATAGAATCGGGAACGCAGAATCCTTTACCTCGTTTGCGATATAACTGTGCGCTCTCTCGTACTTCACGATGCAGTCCTGCACGGGCCCGGTGGCGATGTCCGGGACTCTGAAGTAGATAATCTGCAAGATGTCGTTTCCGATTTGCGACTCCTTGCGGGAGACAAGCCTGTAGCCGTCCTCGCTGACTTCCTGGGATGTAAGAGGATTACGCACTATCCTACGCAGACGGTCGAGCAGTGTACGTCCTTCCTCCTCGTCTGTGTCCACTTTAACCCACGTCTCCTTGTTTCTGGTCGTAAACACATCTACGGCAGGCTTACCGTTAAGGGTATAAGCCCTGTAGAGCACGGGCTTCCCGGAATCGTCCGTCCCCGGATAAAGAGCGTCTCCCTTCTCGTAGGCGAAGACCTCGTACTGTATCGACGTGCCGTCATACCACCAGTACAAGGCGGAGTCACACTCCCTCTCGCAATACGACACGGCTTCTTGCCATGCATCCCAGAATCCCGCATAATCCATCCATGACTGCAATTTTTGGAACGCCTCCTCGTCTCGGTCCTCGCTGGCGACCCAGAAGTTGTCACCCGTGAGATGTGCGATCTTCTTGTTCACGATAAACTCCTGAATGGCCAACGCGACGGTCTCCACGTCGTCATAGCCGTCCAGGACGTACTTCGTCTTGCCGGTCGTCTCGTCCTTCTCCGCCTTGTAAATAGGGCGCTGGCTCATATACTTCGAGTTAATCTCGTGAGCCGCCGGGCTCAGCTCGTTAAGGAACTGGTCCTGCGTGAGGTTGACGTAACCGACACCGAACGCTCCGGCGCGGGGCTGTCTGTAGCCGACATGGTTGCCGGCCGGAGGATACATACTGGCGCTGTCGGGAGTGACCCGCCTGGTCCAGTAGTCCTTCTTCAAATGTTCACTGATGTTCATAGGCTAAAAATCGCGATTTTGGGTTATACATACACGACACTGCGTCCAGCGCCGTAGTCATTATACAGATCATATGCGTCGTCATCAATCTCCGGTGACGGCTGTTTTTTGGGACGGGCGTCGAGTTCGAAGTAGGAACGAAGGCAGATGGTATCCATTAAGTCTGGAGAGTTTTTCTGATGCCGCGCTTTATACTCCAACTTTGACAAGTAATATATTTTCGTGTTCTTTTTTGTTGTAACGAAAAGGTCCGTTGCATCGAACAGAATGTCACGAATAGTCCTAAGTTCAGCGTTCTTTCCGTAAGGAATACGAGTATTCAAATCCATACTGGTGCTCATCTTTCCTGTTTGTATAAGAACCTTTGTCTTCCCCAGTAACTGGCTGCGAACATTAAAATATTGCTCTAATGTAACGGGGTTTCCATTCTCGTCGTATTCCTGGATTGGCGTCTTGTTACTAGTAATAGGATTTGCGCTCACATAGTCTTTAAGGAAGAATCCCAAACCGCTGGCATCAAACGCAAAATTTTTCTTCGGGACGCCGTATTTAGCCAAGGTCGCCTCTATCCAAATTGGCAACTCCTTCATATTTCCCGTAAATGTTTCAATAGCAAAGAAGCGCAACCCCTTCCATAATACCATTTGGCAGCCGTCAGGCTTCTCGGAAGACGCCGCACCAGAAATATCCATCGTCGCATACAGGTTTTCGTCGTCTGTTTCTGGGTTCGTGGCCAAGTCGAGAATCATCTGTTTTGTGACCGTGCTTTTTGATGACTGGGAGGGCCCAAAATAAGCTTCGGCAAGAATCGCTCGCTGAGTTTCACCGACATTATGAAGGTTCGCCACGGACTGTCCGCCTGTCGCATTTACGAGCTTTCTGTTTCCAGACGCATGCCCGGTAAAAAGCGTAAACGACTTCACCATGTCCGCCTCCGCAAGACCCGCAGCGCGGTCCTCGTCGTTTAGCTTAATATTTGCGGCGGCAACGACCTCTTCACGAGTGTCACCCCAAATAACATCCTCTGGCTCATCGCCCTTGACGTAGAAATACCTTGTCCTACCATCCCAGTCAGGCTTCAAATGCCAGTCGTCACCAATATATCCCGCGGTCAATAAGAAGGAAGTGGTCCAGTGTTCGTAACGGGGGTTAAACGCAAGAATTGTCTGTGGCGTTATTCCGGAGGAGTCGCGATTCCGCGAAAAAATGTATGTGAACATTTTATACTGCTCGATAGCAGTTGCTTCGTCACAAAGAAATAGGGCGGCTTGTTGTTTCTTATATGTTTCCTGGAAATCATACCACTCCTGCGGGTTGTCCGCATTGAAGTTGGCGTGCAGAAATTGGATAGCATTATTCCACTTCGGCCAGGAGAATGTTGGCAGTTCGCCTGTTGTTACCTCGCAGTTAGAGAAGTTCCCCCAGACAGTCTGCCCATCTCGCTGCATACTCGTACCTTTGGCGGAGTCCAGTTTTCGGACATTGATAAGTCGAGCCGTATATCCGTAAGTACCTACTCCCTGCAGAGCCTTAAGCATCATGCCGAACGTCTTCCCGGAAGTAGCCTCGCCGCAGATAAATATCAAGTTGGACATGCATCGTGCAAGATTTTCCTGCAGGCCCTCCTGGGGCATAAGGTCGATATTATCTCGCAATACAAAGTTCCCAACCTTATCGTAACCCTTATCCTTGACAGTAGCCTTCTTCCTCTCTACATGTTCGTAAAGAGGAGGAAAAGGGGCGTGATCTTTCTTAAGTCGGAACATACTCCGCAAATATATTAAACTTGCGGGGCTTTAACAAATAAAAACCGCCACATCATCACGACGGGGCGGGTGTACGAGAATAAAACAGAAATGTCAAACAATGGTTCTCTAAAATGGCGCAGTGTTCGGTTGCGTCGGTGTCTGCTGCTGGTCCATCTGCCAGGACCAGCAGTTAAGGTCCATATAATAGTTGCCGTTATTTTCACGGACCGATCCGTCAAACTTAAATGTCCCGGTCTGGCCGACCTGAAGTCTCTCGAACTCCTCGGCCTTGTTCATATTGGACAGTAGGACCTGCTTCGGATACTGCCCGCTCTCGTATTCCACGACAATCGAGACCCTCTTCCATGGGCCCCTTGCTGACACCCCCGCCTTCACTATTGGCGAGGAAGTTATTTTACCCTTTACTTCCATCTTAATGTTTTTGGCTATTCATTTTCAAGTTCCGTGCCACTATGCAGAGGCACATTGAGAATTTCCGTCTTGTCGTAGTGAATTCCATTTTCTTCGCCGAATTGATGGTATTTGCAATACGGGCACATATCCTCAGTATTCTCTTCGCAGAACATCCGATAGGCGCAGCCGGTCAAACAAGGACTTACCGGTAAGTATCTCCTAGGCTGTTCCTCAACCTCCTCGTCCCCATCCAATAGGCCAGCTTTGTCGGCCACCTTTAGCACGAACTCCGGGTCAGTCGCCTGGTCAATATTGTCGGCGAGGGACATGGCGAACTCGACCAACTTCGTCTTTGCCTTGGCCTTCCGCTCCTCCAGAGACCCCTTCGGCTCGGACTTGACCGGCTTGGCGTGAAGGAATTCGTCCAGCGTTTTCTGGTAGGCTTCGAGGTACGCCTTGGCATCCTTAGACGCGAAGAACTCCTTCATCAGTGTCTCGAAAGAAGCCTTGGAGCCGGATGTCAGGAACTCCGGATGTGCGAAAGTAAGATATGCCTCCTTTCTTGGGCATCCGGACAACACCAGCCAGGTCAGGCAGGACTGCTCCTGCTGGCTGAGCTGGGTATAGAAGTTATCCGGGCGAAGCGGTATGAGTGGTTTAGCCATGACGCAAAGATAGTGAAATTAACGCGGAAGAGCAAGGTATTCGGCGAGGATGGATCGGAATTGCTCAACGGATCTGCATACGACGTACTTGTATCCCTCCGATTCGATTATCCGTTGCCATTCTTGCTGGAAGTTTGACTGCCGCCCCGTTTCCGTCTTCATCTCAATACACAAAGCGCCATACGGGCCGCGCTTCATCATAAGAATTAGGTCCGAGACACCTCGGACAATACCAGTGGCGCGGGCCTTGGCCCCGAGCGCAGCGTTGGCGTCTGGGCGTTCCAGTTCATTCTTGACGTGGAAAAGCCGATACCGCGTCTCCGGGAACTCATTCCAGGCGACCTTGACGCAATCGGCCTGAATCTTCATCTCCGGCTGACCGTGGCTTCTGCGCTTCTGCTGCGGCGGGGTCTCAATGATCGGCATCCTTCTCGTATTCGCTTTTCTTAATATCCTCCATTGTTCTTCCAAAGCCACTCCTTCAATGCGATCTCTCCCTTTGCAAGCAGGAGAGTCGGGTCGCAGTCTTGGTCATTGAAGATTATCAAATCTTCTCCGTCCTTGCCACAACCTCTCTTATAGATACTCAGCATCCAGTCGCAAGTCTTGCAGTAACTGAAGTCGAGATGCATTGTGTAGTCCTCGGCTAACTTAAACCAGTCAGTATTCATCTATTGTACTCTTCTAGAAAAATTTCCGCAAATCCCCGAACACTCTGAAAGCCGAAATTAACCCTCTCAATTTCCAAAGGAGGATCTGTGCCAAGTTCATCTTTACCATATGATAAAGTGCCAGAATCCTCAATTATAAGGTTCTTTTCCATAAGACGTTCAATGGTCCGTATAAAGGCTAATAATCCTCTCTGTGTCTCTAATGTGTCCATACCAGCTCTCTATGCAATTCCCATGCCTAGAACAGTTTCGGCGAGGAGCCCTGCGCCTGCTTGCGCTCTCCCTTCCTATAACACTTGATTTTCTTTGTTCCGTTATTCATCCGATATTCGCAAATCGTCTTTCTAATGGGAAACATATCATCTTCATATCTCCAGATAAAGCCACCAGCGGAATTTCGCTCGCCCTTGCAGACTTTGCTGATATTCTTAAACTGAACACCAGTTTCTCTCTGTGCCTCGGCAAGCCCATAATACTTCTTGATAAAGTTTCCGTGCAGGTCATATTGAAGGACACCTTTGTGAGACGGACTGTCTTTTCCCGACCTACCATACATACCATTCTTCTCTCCCATCTTCGCCTCTGAGCCGTGCTTTCTCGCTAATGCAAAATTGCAATTTTCTTTGAGCGTGCACCAGCGAAGGTTTTCAGCCCTATTATCATCCCGGATTCCGTTAATATGGTCTATACACGGCTTGTTTTCAGGATTCGGAATAAATGTTTCTGCCACTAAGCGATGTATTCTCGAACAATATGGCTTGGCACCCTGTTTGCAAAGAAGGTGGATGTGATAGCCATTCAGATTATAATGGAGTTTCAATATGCCTCCTTTAACTAAAATAGTCCCATATCCACGCCGATGCACTTCGTGTGGTAGGCTTTTAAGGCGGCCTTGGTTGCTAATTTCGTAAAGACCCTCATAACCTTTTACGGGTTTCCAGATTTCTTCCATATTAAAACAACAATCCCCTGTGTTCAAATAGCGGTGGAAGCACTATCCTACTGGCAGGGGATGCGATATTTCTACTTGCTATCTTCCACATAGCATTGATATTCAAAGATAGTAATTTTATTTGAATAAAGAAGGACTTTCGTCTTTTTTCTTGAATTTTACTTTCGATAGAATCTCTTTCTTGAAGAAAAAGTAGTACTTGGGGCTTATATTTGCACCGTGCTTGGTCCTTAGCACCTCGATGGCCCGCATGAAGGCTTCCTTTTGGTTGTCAGGGTTTTTTATGCAAACTTGGACCAATATCCAGTTGTTAGATTTTCCTTCGAGTTTCTTCCGTGCAACATAGGATTCCAAGGATTCTTCATCCTCTCTTGCCACGATTTCGTTAAGTTCGGCATTGTATATTTCCTGCTGCGTCGGCCAGACATACTGACAGAATTGGCACTGCTTCCAGGAAACCGGAACCATTTTACCGCACTGTGGGCAGATCTTCGTCGGAGGGACGCCACCACCAGCGCCGGTGTTGTGCCAAAGGCTGTATGTCCGGTCGTCCTCATATCGGCCTAAACGCTCGTGGTTCCTACCAAAATCAAGACAAATAAACTCTCCGTTCTTACCTGGAGCTGGACGACTGCAGCGACCTAAACTTTGCAGATACTTGACAACGGATGTCGTGGAGTACATAAGCATCACAACCTTGATGCTCGGCACATCCAGCCCTGCGACACCGATACCGAGATTAACAAGGACATCAAACTTCCCTTCGTCGAAGTCTTTAAGCAACTGTTTTCTATCGTCGCTAAGTTCTTCGTCCTCGTCAAAACTGTTCGACAATAGATATTTCGCCTTTATGCCGTGGTCGTTGAACTCTTGTGTGAGGCCGATGCACTGTTCTGAACTGCATGCAAATACTATTGCCTTCTCGCCTGGACATATCCGCTGGTAGTTCTCCACGGCTCCCACATACCTTGCTTTAGACTTGAATTTTTGCGACATTTGGGACAGGTTATAATCGCCTCTGCCATAATCCCACTCCACGTCATCCATAGAGGGCGCATCCAGCGAGTATAGCTTACACCGACAAAGATAGCCCATATTGATGAGGTCCTTCACACTCGGGCCAGTAACCATCGCGTTGTACTCAAGTCCAGCCTGCTTCATCCC